TACTATGCTGATTTTCGTGTTGAGTACGCAGATGGCCGGGTTGAGGTGATTGACGTGAAAAGCGCCCACACTAAAACATTGCCGGCTTATGTCATAAAACGAAAACTCATGCTGCATGTTCACGGCATCAAGGTGCGGGAGGTTTGAAATGTTCAACGACCAGGCGCTATACGAACAGATCGAGCGTGTTGGTGCGGATGGCGCTCAAAGCATTGCGGACTTTTGTGATGTCATTGCGGAGTCTGACTTGCCAAAACGCATCAGTCTTATGGTCAAGTTTACGGATCAGGTCATTGCTGATTACGAAGAAGAAAACGAATAATCAACTTAAAAAGTGGGGATGATATGGCTTTAATTTGTCTTTCAATTTATCCGCAATTACTCGAAGAAAAACAACGCACCAAGGAGTCAAAAATGACACAAGAAACCAAACCGGCACCAGTCCCGCACATCCACGCTGCGATCATTGGCGAATGGGTTAAGGATACGACGCGGGCGGTTCAGACGCGTGAGAGTGATGCTGTTACGTGGCTTGATTGCGAGCATCCACACTGGCATGCAGATGCACAGTACCGATTTAAGCCGCGCTGGTTTGATATGAAAAATGAGTGGATTGCGAAGGGTAAGCCGGAAGTGGAGGCTTTGTATAGGCGTGGATGGGAGGCAGTCAGCGATCCGGCGTGGAATGATGGTGTGGAATACCGCTTCAAAGAAGTATCGCGCCATGCTGCGTTGAAGGCGGAGTGGGAGGCGAAGGGGCGGCCGGATATTCAATTTAAAGACGATGGCTCTTGGAAAAATACTAAAAACCCAAGATGGTCGGAAACTACAGATTACCGCATCAAGCCAACGCCTCACCCTAACGCAGACTTATTACGCGCTTTGGCCGATGACTGCACCATCCCGGTAAGGGTTGATCGTTTTTATTTTGACGCAATGGGAAATGTTACTAAGTTTCTATTGAGTGAAATCAAGTAGCCGTCTACAATGACGCATACGGCAACAATTAATAGAGGCATTATGCGTCAGATCGACCAGGTTCAACGAAGGAAAGATATCCTAGAAAACGCGGCAATTTTAGCGTCCGACATGGGGTTGATGAATATTCGACGGGAGCATATTTCGGAGAGAATGGGTATTGCGGATGGCTTGATCGCTAAGCCATTTGGATCAATGCACAAGCTACGGGTGGCTCTCGTCGTTTATGCGGTGGAAAATAAGATTCTACCCATTGTCGCGGAAGGGTTGTCTAGTCGGGATGAATCAATAAAGAAGGCTGCGCAAAAGGCGAAAGATAGCCTGAAACGTGCAGTTATCGAATCATTAATTTAGCAAGCGGCCCCGTGTGGGCTGTTTTGCATTGCGGGGTAGAGTGCGTAAAGTTTATGGAGTTTTTGAGGAGATGAGGCCGGATGGGTCAATGGCATACTTTGCAAGGAGAAAGGTATGGATATTCTTTTGGAAAGACATGGGGGAGTTTGTTAGCGCTAAAGATGCAAGAATTGCAATAATGGATCATGTAAATAAAACTTATTGGGCGGAGTATGCCGATGTCGATTAATAAAACAGGTGCAGCAGGTGGCGCCATTGCTGTGGTCGCAGCTATTGCGGCGTTAATCATTCCGTCAGAGGGTTTGAGTCTAAATACGTATAAAGACCCGGTCGGCATCAATACTATCTGCTACGGCGAGACGCAAGGTGTGCATTATGGCGACACCAAGACGAAAGCAGAGTGCGAGGCGATGCTGTACAAGCGCATTGGCGATTACCTTGGGCCAGTCGACAAGATGATGCCAGGTCTGCCGGATAATCGGCGGATTGCGTACACTGATGCAGCCTACAATTTAGGCGTGGGAAAAATTCAGAAGTCACGAATTCCTGCGCTAGAAAAGGCGGGAAAATGGAAGGAGGCATGCAATGAGTTAAATCGTTACGTCTACGCTGGTGGAAAGAAGCTGCCCGGGCTAGTTAAACGCAGGGCCGAAGAGGTGAAAATATGCTTAGGTCAATAATTTGGCTATCCGTCGCCATCGTCATTGCTGTGGCCGTAGCGTGGTTTGTTCACACTGTACGCGCACCATTGAAGCAAGAGCTGGTAACAGTCAAAGCTCAAGCATCAGCAGTACAGGCGGCTCGTGTGACTGAGCAAACGATCATTAAGGCCGACGTGGCCGCATCTAAAACTTATCAGGATGGATTACAAGATGGTAAAAAAGAGCTTGATGGTGTGCTTGCTAAGCTTCATATTGAACGGATGCGCCACCGTGCCACCGCCAGTGCAAGCGTGCCCAGCGCTTCCACCACCGCCGGCCGATGTTATGGTGAAGAGGTCGCCGACGTTCTTGATGAGATGGCACGTCTTGCAGGAGAGGCTGATGACGTTGCAAGGCAATTGACGGCGGCGCAGGAGTTGCTTGGCAATCGGAAATAAGAAAAGCCACCAGCGGGAACTGGTGGCTTTAATGTTTCTTTGGCCTTGATGGATGATCGCAATGGCCTTATGCGTCAAGGAGTTCAGCTTATCCGGATTATCCATCCTCCCGAAATTCGCTGTCGTGCATGAAACCAACTAACATTGAATCGTGCTGGGCTTGATTCCAACTATCCGCAGGTACATCGGCACGGTACAGGTTCCCTTGTCGTCCTCGCATTTGTTTTGAGGCTGCTGCTGATCTCTCATGACTCAGAAATTGAGTGTCCATCCGTTGCGTGTCCATCCACGCCGACGATGCAATGTTAGTGTTGGTGCCGGTACTGATCTCCGGCTTTGACTCTCTCGTGCTATTTCAGCGGGCCTAGTGGGTCGTATCGCCGCAATACTCCAATCAGTCTTGAAAAACCAACAAAGCCAGCATAGCCAATATTGCCGCACACGTCAAGCTTAACAATGGATTGGGCAATGCAAATTCAAACAATACTGACGGGGCGGGCAATGTGGCATAATGTGGTTATTAATTTAGGAGGGGTAACGTGAAAATTAAAGCAGAAGGGCGGGCTGTTGTCCTGACGAAAGAGCAGATAGAAGCGTTTGAAGGACTAACTAAGTTGCAGCAAAAGTTTGCCTTAAAAAAGCTTGAAGGCCTCAATACCTATCAGTCATATGTTGCTGCTGGTGGCAAGGCAAAATCACCCGAAACAGGAATGACAAGCGCACATGAGATCCTGAACAATCTGAAGGTGTCAAGTTTTATTAAATCTTTCGAGATTCCAGCGGTAGAAAGAATCGCCTCTGCAGTGATGTCTAGAGAAGAGATGATCGAACGACTATCGACTATGGCGCGTGTAAAAGTGGATGACGTGCTGAATATTTCCAACCGCATTCTTTATGATAGCGAAGGCGAGGAAGTGGCTCAGGGCGCATGGTCATTGAAGAACGTGGAAGATATGACTAATGACGCATCCATTGCAATCAGCGAGCTTACTGCCGGCAAGGATGGGCTAAAGGTCAAGCTGCACAATCAGATTGCGGCCATGAAGCAATTGTCGGAGTTGCTGGGTTACAACAAACCTCAAGAGGTAACGGTAAATGGTGTGATTGCGGTGTCGCTGACTAACGCCCAGAAAGGACTGCTCGATAAGGCCTTAGATGCCGATTATTGATGGATCGCATCTTATCCAGCGCATCCGTGAGCGCTGCGAGGATGATTTTAAATTCTTTGTGCGCTACTTCTTTAAGTCAGTGAAGGGGTCTAAGTTTGTCCTGTCGGATCACCACGACACTATCTGCGAAGCACTAGAAGATGTTTTCTACGGCAGAACGTCATATTTAATTATCAATATGCCGCCCAGGTACTCGAAAACAGAGATTGCTGTAAAAATGTTTACGGCATGGTGCTATGTCAAGAATCCAAAGTGTGACTTTATCCATTTATCGTATGCCGACATTTTGGCTCTCGATAACTCAGAAACTATCAAGCAAATTATTAAGTCCGCTGAATTCAAACAGCTATGGCCCGATCTGTCAATAAAACCAAACAAGGATTCAAAGAAGGCGTGGGGAACTGAGCAGGGCGGAGTATTTTATGCTACGTCAGCGGGCGGACCAATTACTGGCTTCGGCGCCGGAAAGATGGATGACTTCACTGATGGAAATGGGTTTGGCGGGGCCATCATTATTGATGACCCGTTAAAGCCGGATGATGCCTACTCAGACCCTAAGCGAGAGTCCGTTAACCGTCGCTGGGATGAGACGATCAAGTCGCGCTTTAACTCACGCAAAACGCCATGCATCGTGATTATGCAGCGCATCCATGAGTTAGATTTCTGCGGCATGCTATTAAAGGATTCTGAGTACAAATTTACCCATTTGGTGCTACCTGCCATCGTGGATGAAGGAAGGGTAACTGAGCGCCCATTGTGGCCAGCCAAACATGATCTTGCTGCACTTCATGCTATGCGTTCGAAAAACTCATATATGTTTGCGTCTCAGATGCAGCAGATGCCCGCGCCGTTGGGCGGCGGAATTCTCAAAGGTGCGTGGTTCAAGCGCTACTCAGTACTGCCGGCCATCAGGTACAAGGCCATGTTTGTTGATACCGCGCAAAAGGCTGGCGAACACAACGATTACCAAGTTGCTGAACTATGGGCGCTTGGAGAGGATGGCAATCTATACCTGGTTGATATATTGCGCGATAAGTTCATGGCCTATGAGCTTGAGACGCGCATACCTGACTTCTGGAATAAACACAAAGCAGATAAAAATGGCCGGTTGCGCTATATGGCCGTAGAGGATAAGTCATCTGGCACCGAACTTATTCAGAAGATCCAGCACAAGTTAAAGCCACGCATTCCGATCAGGGCAATCCCACGCGGGCCAAAGTCAAATAAGGTTTCTCGCGTCATGGATGTGCAGGGGTATATTGAGTCCGGATACGTTTACTTGCCAGACAATATGCCGTGGGTGAGTGAGTTTATTGCAGAGTGTGAGTCGTTTACTGCCGATGACACGCATGCCCACGACGACCAGATTGACCCTATGTGCGATGCTATCAGCCAGATGCTGCACAATACGCGGCCTAATGTTGCTGATATACTTTGATGAAAATTAACGGTAAAGCCCCAATGAGCGAACCAGCAAAAGTAAACAAGCTACGCACCCACAGCGTCCGTGTATCTAATGACGGCCTGATCAACGTCGCCAGCGGTCTGGGTACTGAGAAATCCAAGCGCATGGGAAACCAGTGGCAATTCCCGATTCTGAATAGTTTCGCAGAGCTGGATGCGTGTTACATGTCAAACTGGCTGGCCCGGCAGATTGTCGAGATCCCGGCAGAGGACATGACCCGTGAGTGGCGCGAGTTTAAGTGCAAGGATGCTGAGGCGCTACTAAAGGAAGAAGACCGCCTAAGTGTGGCTGTGGCTATCCAAGAGGCTATTGCGTGGGCTAGGCTGTATGGTGGCGCTGGCGTTCTCATGCTAACCGGTCAGCCACTCGATAAGCCGTTGGTGCTGTCACGCATCAAGAGGGGTGATCTTAAGCGACTGATCGTGTTCGATCGCTGGGACATGGCGGCAATGACGATCAATACTTGGGATGTCATTGCAGACAACTACCTGAAGCCTGAGTTTTACAACATTCGCGGCGGCAATCAGAAGATCCACTGGTCACACTTCGCTCGATTCAATGGCGCACGTTTACCACGTCGGCAAATGGCAATCACGCAGGGATGGGGGGACTCTGAGCTGCGAAAGTGTCTTGATGACATCGGCGACATGGTGGCATCAAAGGACGGAATTGCAGAGCTGATGCAAGAGGCTAACGTGGATGTGATTACACGTGAGGGCCTTGCAGATGAATTGGCAAGCGATCAGGATGGCGCAATCATTGATCGGTATGCCACGTTCAGTAAGATGAAAAGCGTCGTGCAATTGGCCCTGCTTGATGGTGATGAAACGTACGATCGTAAGACGCTCAATCTATCTGGTGTCGCTCCCATTCTTGACACTTTCATGACGTGGATTAGTGGTGCGGCAGATATCCCGGTTACGCGATTATTCGGCACCAGCGCCAAGGGCATGAATGCCACGGGCGATGGCGATCAGAACAACTACTATGACAGCATCCGGTCGAAGCAGTGCCACCAGCTCGATCCCGGGATGAAGATGTTGGACCAGGTGCTGGTGCGTTCTGCGCTTGGGCATATGCCTGCCGATTACCAATACATTTGGTCACCCCTGAAGCAGATGAATGATTTGGAGGCGGCACAGGCCCAAGCGTTGCGAGCAAGTAAGGACGAAGTGCTTCTGAATATGGGCGCTATTCGTCCGTCGCAAGTGGCTAGACGCTTGCAGGCCGGCGATGAATACCAGTATGAAGATGGTGACATTGAAGAGATGGAAGAGAATGAAAAGGCTGGGCTTGGTATGCCTGGTGAAGGGTTTGGCGATCCATTGCCGGGAGAGAAGAGGGAAGAAGATCCGGCTATGACTGGTGGCGTGTAAATAAGAAAAGCCCCGATGACTTGGGGCTTTTTTGTTATGACATTGCTTCTTCTTTCGTCATATATCCCATATATGAGAATGCAATAGGCACGGCATCAGCTTGAATTCCTCCCGCCTCCTTGGCTTTTTTTATGTCTGATATTGTTACGTTTCTTCCTTTTGTACTACATGCCACCCATGCAGTTGCGTACCCTAAATTGTCAAAGTAAGAAAAGCTAAACGAGTAATAATGGTATTTTTTCATTTGGACCCTTTATGTGAAGGCCGCATCACCAGCGAGTCTTGCCATGCGCAGGTGCCGGGGGTGAATGATGCGAATGGTTCTGTACTGCATGTTGAAGCTGAGCCGCCAATAAACCAAACAGCATTACCAAGGCTTGGCGATATGCGCGGAGTATGGGTGTATGTGTATGAATTGCCATTTTTATCCCTAGCAATTGCCACCACATCATCACTCACATGATCCCAATTAATCCACGGCTTGGATTTGATGCGGTATTGGAAATAAACTATGAATTTTGGATCTTCATCCAGCTCCCATCCTTCGCGTGTGGATGAATAGCGCTGAACATCTGGCCGCCCCATCCGCTCCCACTCAGCAATCAGCCAGGAATGATCAAATTTCATCATTTTCAACTTGCTCCGTAAATTTAACCACGGCTTTGAATAATTCATCAAACGCAGACTGAACGCATATTCCCCTTCCAACTTCAGTAGTCCCTAATTGGTGATATTTTCCTCGTATTGATATATCCGCCGAAGCAACGATAACAGCTCCATCGCTCGTTTCTTCAGTACAAAAAGAAAGCTCCGTGTGATCGCCAACATGGATAATAAAATCAATTTTATCGGTCAAGTGCATTAGTGGTTTCATTTCGCTTCCTTTTTATCGACAAACCAGCTTGGTTTGCTTCCTACCTCAAGGCTAAACCCGGCATCTTTTTTGCAATTAGGGCATGCGTTTAGGCTGAAGTAACTTCCTACGAGAACCCATTGGTGTTTACATGCATTGCACTGCGCGTACGTGTTCATTTTGCTTCCTTTGTCATTTCAGCGGCGATTGCGGCGCGTGGACAGTCGTAACGCTCTCCGCTTGTATCTTCATCAACAAATACAAGCCATTTGCTGCCGTATTCAAAAACACTGGCGCTTGTTTGAATCATCCAATCCAACATCTCGGTATCGGTTGGCTGCGTGGTTGTGGTCATTCGTCCTTTCCTTTGGTTTATCTATTCCCCCAATCTACGCCATGCTGCCGCATCCGTCAACTATCCCCGTGCTAAAATAATCAGATGAATAATCTACTCGAATCCCAGCTAGAACAGATCGCCACACGCAAACGTAAGCCACGTCCGGTGCGTCCATCTGTCACCACAGAAACACGCTATAACGCAGAGTTGCAACGGATTGTCAGGGCCATACGCAAGGACGTAGACGCTGCACTGGTGCCGATGATTAAGGCGCTGGAGCGTGACTATATTGCTGACTCATGGGTTGATGTGATTGCGGTAGGACTGCGCAACCTGCTGGCAAAGTGGAATTCAGAGCAATACCGCGTACTGGCGCAGAATATCGCCAATCAGTTTGTCATGGCAGCCAATAGCGAGAATGACAAGAAGTTTAAAAACTCGCTTGGCATTGAAGTGCAGGGTATCGGGGTCGATATCTACGGCGGATCACCGGAGCTTAAAGACTACCTGGCTGCGTCTGCATACGATAACGCCCAGCTAATCAAGTCCATACCGGCGCAGTATCTGGGACAGGTGGAATCACTGGTAATGGCTAACATGCGGGCCGGCTTGCGTCCGTCGGCCATTGCTAAGCAGTTGCAGCAGCAGTTTGGCGTCACACAGCGTCGGGCACGGTTTATTGCGAGAGATCAGACGGCAAAGATTAATGGCGATTTGAATGAGAAGAGGCAGAAGGCGATTGGCGGGGAATATTTCGAGTGGCTATCAAGTGACGACGAGCGAGTGCGCCATAACCACAAGATGATTGCCAATCGAGTGACAGCGTATGGCAAGGGGATTTACAGGTGGGACAACTTGCCACTGAGCGATAAGAGCGAGCCGATCAAGCCAGGCAGTGATTATGGGTGCCGATGCGTAAGCTTGCTGGTAAGTGCAGCCAAGGTGGAGCAGAATCAAAAACAGGGGCGCGTAGCCCCTGATGTTAAGCGTTAATAGCCGAAGTGAAGAAGTATATCGCTAATATCGCGAGATAGCTTGTCTTGCTCTTGCAGCATCAGGTCAAGGCTGATTTCAGTCAGCGCAATGGATGACTTTAGCTCTTTAGTTCGGATCAAGTTCTTTGATAGCTGAGCGAGCACGGCGTCACGTTTTTCTTCTTGCGACGGATCAACATTGCCATGAACATGCGTATCAAGCTCAACGCCAGCATCAATCCCATTCACTTGACGCATATCAACTGGTGTGGAGTCGTCGGCTACCGGACGATACTCCAGTGTGTCGCGCCAGTTTGGGTTATGACTATCTTCCCATGTTGTGCCAAACCATTTCCCTTTCCCGATTCCGAACCATTTGCCATTTTCAGTTGTATCGGCTGAATTGTAGGTTCCAAAATGGAATGATCCGCGTTGATCTTGCACGCGAATCTTCGCATCCTCTGGCGCATCATCCCAGCTGGGCTTGTTTGATGCTGGTGCGGGCTGGGCGGCTTGCCATTCTTCCAAGTCATGATTGTCAATGTAATCGCCATTCCCTGAGCTAAAAACCCAATTCCCCGGAGTTTTTATCCAGATCCACTCTGGGCACGTATTGGTTGCTGCACCAGCCGCGTCAATGCCGCACGGCCACACCTTAACATTCTCCACCAACCACGCCAGCGCTTGATCGCGAGTGAGTGGGGAGGGTTGTTTGGCGGCTAGCCAGTCTTTTTCTGATATCACAATTTCTTTTTCAGACACAAAAACAAAGCCAATGCTTGCCTCGTACTTTATATCCCATCCTTTTGGGTTAACCCACCCCTTTGGAATACTTGCCTTGAACTCTTCAAAATCCCATGCGGTTACGTTTTTAACTAGCCATTGCAGCATTTGCTCTCGATTCATCATTATTTGCAACTCCCTGTAATAACATTTAGACTATACGCATGAATATTGTCACATATGATAAGCAGCGCTACGCTATCACGGAGCGCCAGATTACTGACGAAGGATTCCTGCGAGTGCCGGGCCATGTTGCTCGCACCGGCATTCAGGAGTACCTAGGCTCTGAGCTTGGACTGAATCATAACAACATCGTCCGAGTTTATCGCCCAGCTTCCGAAGTATTCTCGCCCGACTCTCTCGCTTCCTTCGATGGCAGTGACGTTACTATAGAACACCCTGCCGGACTCGTTAACTCTGAGAACTACAAACAAGTTTCTGCCGGTACAGTCAAGGCGGGCGCATCCCAAGACGGCGAGTTTGTGCGATGTGACTTGATCGTCAAAGATCAAGTCGCTATTGACGCTATTCTGGCAGGCAAGGTCGAGCTGTCAGTAGGCTACACCGCCATCTACAAAGATGAAGCCGGCGTGACTCCGGAGGGCGAGAAATACGATATGAGCCAGACGTTTATCCGCGTGAACCATGTTGCGCTGGTAGACAGGGCCCGAGCAGGCCCACAAGCAAAGATTTTCGACAGTAGCAAAACCACAGGAGGCAATAAAATGCCCGTACACATTGTTTTAGACTCAGGGCGTAGTGTTGATGTGGCTGATGCTGCTAACGCTACAGTAATCGCCGACGCATTCGACCGACTCACGAAGCGCGTAAAAGACGCTGACGAAGAGAAAGAAAAGATGGAAGCGGCTAAGGACGCAGCAGAAGAAGAGCTGGAAGAAGAGAAGAAAAAGTCTTCTGATTCCGCTATTGCTGAGCGCGTCAAGGCCATCGCAACAACCATGCAATCAGCCAAGAAAGTTTCCGGCAACAAGAATTTTTCATGTGACAGCATGAATGAGCTGGAAATTAAACGTGCGGCGCTGGCTGAGCGATTCACTAAACGCGCATGGGCCGACAAGAGTAAAGATTACGTTCTGTCTGCCTATGATGCTGAAAATGACAAAGAAGACGACGAAGACGACGAAGACAAAGAAAAGAAGTCGGCCGACTCGTACGCTCAGTTTGCGAAAGATGCAGCAGGCGGCGTAATCAATAAAGACGCTGCACCAATCCTGTCACGCGCACAAGCTGCACTAAATAAACGCACCGGCAAAGGGGTTAAATAATGACTGGTATCGTACAGGCCACATATGGCCTAAATCACAATCCCGCGTTTGTGGGTATGGTTGCAGATGATCAAGTCTGCAATATCGTCAGCAAACTAAACAACGACACCGCCATCATTGGCTACGGTAAAGCCGTGGTAGCTGATGCTGCCGATGCCGAACAAGGCGCTAAGTTGCCAACATCGGCCAGCGTTGCGGCTGACTTCATCGGCGTGGCAGTCCGTGAGCTGAATCGCTCCTATCTGGCCACCGATACGTTTGGCGCTGTGACTGACAAAGATTTCTCTGTCATTACCGTGGGCACTATCTGGGTAATTGCTGCAGAGGCTGTCAATGCCCGTGATCCTGCGTTCTTCCGCGTGGGCGCAACTGGTCTGGGTGACTTCGCTAAGTCGGCAGGCACTGGCGCAACCGCTGCTGTTGCTATCCCGGGCGCAAAGTTCCTGACTGGCGGCGCGGCTGGCAGCATCGTAAAACTTTCATTCGTAGTGGGTGGTTAATATGGATAAGACAATGGTTGTGATTGACGCCCAGACAAAGGCCGGCAATCCGTGGTTAAAAAAGTTTCTTGATTCGAATGGCGCGATTGCCGTACCTAAAGCTGTTCTGGATGCAGACGGCGGCGCGGCGTATTACATCAGCCAATTGGCCTCACTTGAAACTACGGTCTACGAAGTTCCGTATGCCGACATCACCTATCTTGAAGACGTGCCTGTACTGGCTAACATTCCTGAGTACGCGACTCACTGGAATTATCGCTCCTATGATGGCGCGGCAATGGGCAAGTTTATCTCTGCCAATGCGTCCGACCTCCCGCGTGTAGCTCAGTCCGCCAAGCTTCACCAGGTTGAATTGGGTTACGCTGGCGTTGAGTGTCATTACAGCCTGGACGAACTGCGCACCACTGCAGCCGTCAACATGCCGATTGATTCCATGCAGGCAGAATTAGCCTTCCGTGGCTCCGAAGAGCATTCACAGCGCGTGGCGTACTTTGGTGACACCGGCCGCAATATGGCTGGCCTGCTGAATAACCCGAACGTGACCAAGACCAGCGCAATCGTCAATTACGCGACTTGTACCGGTCAGGAATTGTTTGATCTGCTGAACAACCCGGTGTTTGCAGTAGTGAAAGCATCCAAACGCTTCCACACACCTAACACCGTTCTGATGTTCCCTGATCTGTGGAAACGTGCGTCGGCTCTGTTGATGACTGGCTACACTGATCGCACAGTAATTGAACACTTCCAGATCAACAATGCCTACACGTTGCTGACCAAGCAGCCGATTGATATCAAGATCCGTTTCCAGCTGATGGCAACCGAACTGGCTGCGGCCGGCGTATCGAACGGCAATAAAGATCGCTACATCGTTTACGACAAGAGCGAGCGTAACTTGGCGCTGGCTAAGCCGATCCCGTTCCGCATGTTGGCGCCGCAATTGCTGGGCCTCGGTATCACGGTTCCTTGCGAGTATAAAATTTCAGGAAGCGAAATTCGATACCCGCTTTGTGCTCAATACGTCGATATGCTGTAATATTGGCGGGGTTAATAGCCCCGCTAATTTATGCAAACAGGAACGAAAATGACGCTTACCATTTTAAAAAATAACGCCATCTGCAATATTATCGTGCCATTCGTCGGCGAAGAACTCGAAGGCCTCGTATCCCCCGGTCAAGAAATTACCGTGCCGGAAAAATCCATGGCCTGCGACTTCGTGAAGAACTTATTGTCCATTGGCGAGCTAATCAAAGTCGGCGAAGTCATCGAAGAAGAGCCGGAAGAAGATGGCGGCGTACCGATGGAAGAGCTGCGAAACCGGGCTATTGCACTCGGCATCCAGCCAAGTGATCGATGGTCACGCGCAAAGCTTCAGTCCGAGATTGATAAGGCTGCATAAATAACCACTAAGAGCCGCTAAATGCGGCTCTTTCTACATGGATCAAAATAATGGCTACATCATTACCTAACGTGACACTGGCCGAGGGTGTATGGGTCAATCTGTACGCGGCCACGGGCATTGCAGTCGGCACTAAGATTATCGTGCAGAATCTGACCCCGTCTTATGTGCGGCTATGTTCCAAGGCGACCACGCCCACTTCTGCAGACGGGTTTAACGCCATCCCATTCGCACGGTCGGCAGTCAACCAGGCATCTGACCCCGGCGCGTGGGCCATGTCCACATCGGGCGGCAATCTCAGTGTAGCGGTATCCGTATGACGTTTTTCATTGTCGAAACAGAAGACGAACCAATGATCTACTTCGGTGGCGGCGGCCCTGACGCGGTTCAATACATCGTCGGAGCCAATGGCGTACTACATCCGTCCGCAACATTTACCCGTGCCAGCGCAGGAACGACTGAGATTACACAGGGCGTATTCTCTCAGGCTGCCGTCAATGAGCCGCGCTATCAGTGGGTAGGTGCTAAGCGCGGATTACTGATTGAGCCTGCTGCGACGAATCTACTATTCCCGTCTGCAGTAGCGCAGACCATGAGCGTGGCAGTCACCGCACAGGCCTATACCCTGTCATTCTTCGGCACTGGATCAGTAACGCTATCTGGTGCGTTCGCGGGAGTAGTGGCCGGCACTGGCGCCACGCTGAAAGAGTTCACGTTTACGCCCACTGCTGGTACGTTGACGCTGACAGTTTCCGGGTCGGTTACTCAGTGGCAGCTTGAATCTGGGGCTAAGGCCACCTCGCGCATTGTTACCACATCGGCTGCAGCTACCCGTGCACCCGATGCGCCTGCTATTGCCACATCAGCATTTGGATTCAACGCGGCAGAGGGAACATTTATTTGTGAGTACCTCCCGCATGGAAACGATGGTAGAGTATTTAGCTCGGACGCAGTACCGTCAAAATACATGGCGCTTTCAGTTACTCCAGGAACTGATAACGGATGGTATGCCAATGGACTGCCATCCGCGCCTGGTAGCAATGTCGGGGCAGCAAACAAAGGTGCCCTTTCATACTCAAGTGGTGGGTATTTTGCTGTAAGCAAAAATGCATCTATTGCATCGGAATCATCGGCGTCCGACTACACTACTAAGCCCGATTTTGTGAATATCGGAACACGCAACCGAGTAACGCCGCTTGTCATCTTCTCCCTGCCCTACTACCCACGCAAATACTCAGCAGCAGAACTGCAAACGGCCTCAGCATGATCGACTACGTCCTAAAATTCCCATCCGAATCGGTGTCGGTCGAAATGGCCGATGCTGCCGGATTGATCCAAGATGGCGCACTGGTTCGCTTTACTGCTGACTATGGAATTTTCGTGCAGGGGATTATCTCCTCGCCGGCCGTGCGTGACGCTAATGGCATCCTGTTGTCGCCGCCGGTTGACCTTGGCGGCTGGTGGGTGCGTGTGCGTATTCTGACTGATGCGCCCATCCCGGTATCGTTTGAGCGGTTTGTCACCGATGAACGACCGCCCGGGCTGTGGGATATCGCTTAATAAAAAACCGCTGTCATGGCGGTTTTTCTTTGTATTAGAGTAAAATATTCTGTCTATACAAATAAAAGAGCAACATTATGTCATTCCAGCCAGTTGACGGAGATGGGGACGGCCCAATGGGGCCACCGGGGCTTGCCGGAGCAAACGGTATTGATGGTAAAAATGGGAAAGACGGAGCAAAGGGAGATGCCGGCCCGACTGGTAAAAATGGACTAGATGGAACTTCGGGCCGAGACGGAAAGGACGGGAAAGACGGGGCCAATGGATTGCCGGGTAACGATGGAAAAAATGGCTCAGATGGCAAGACTGGAGCGGACGGAAAGAGTGGCGAAAAAGGAAAGGACGGCACAATAATCGCACCGGAATTAATCCTTCCAGAGCCGTATCTTTACCGGAAAAATACCGAAAACAAGCTGGAAATTGCAAAGAAAGATACGGCATCAGGCACTGATCGCACTGTCTTTGTTATTGGCTCGCTAAGCACGGATCATTTTGATTTCTGGGAGTCGATGGGCGGCATCCGATACCAGAAGCCAGAGAAGGGCGAATTCAACGCATTGCGCATGTCACCAAGTGGCGACGGGCTATCCGTGACTGTAGGCAACTATCTGTGCGAAGAAGGAACCATTGTTGCCACCAGCAGGCCGGGGACTACTCAGCTACGACTTATGGATGACGACCAGTCAGGGAAGAGCGGGTATGTTATGGAGTTTGGGGCGGGCTCGCCTGAGACTTCAATAGCCAGCACTGAGTTTCAATGGCTTGCAGAGTGTCCGCGTGGCGTAGAATTTCTAATGCGCATCCTAACGGTTACGCTTCTTAAGCCATGCAAAGACGTGGCCTACAACGTCACTATTCGCCACCCTAAAACTGACGAGCTGTATTACAGTATGCAGAACTTGGAGGCATGGAAGGTTGGCGAATACGATCCAAAATTCAGACTAACGGCCGACATGGGTGAGGTTGCATTAACGCCAGATATCCCGATGCCACTACTGCGAGAAGAGAGGCTAGTTGTTACACTAATGGTTAGCCAGCCAATCGAGCTAAAGGCGTATGAAGACCAGAAGTATGGCGTACTAGCCAGAAGCAGCGTTAACTGCTTATTCATGGAACGATCTACGCTAATTGGCTGCGTTAAAGGAATGGCAGAGAGCGACATAGACCCCGTGCGGCTACTGCCGGCAACCTTTGTAAAGGAGGGTGAAGGTAAGCCGCTAATGCTGTGGACGGGTGACGCCATGCTAAACATGGAGACGATTGGTGCACCGATTGACTATCCGACCCTGACAAACATGCTCAACAATCTTGATGCGAAGTCCGTTAGCCCACAGTTTCTGGATATGCCGGCATTCCCGGACAAGTTTGAGGATGCGCGGCTGGCAAATATTGGGCGTGATATTCAGTTTGTCGATCCGGAAACAAGGCTTCGCTATAACCCAATCGTGTCATCCATCGTACTGACGAAGGGCAAAGATCCTATCTACGGGCATCCTTGCTACTGGTATCCACACCAAGCCGATGGGATTGAGCCCCTAGGCCCCCTCGACATGCGCCCAACAGTACAGAGTCGCTGGCAGATACCAAGCGAAACGCCGCGAGCAATTCTGTCCATGACATTTGTGCCGGATCAGGAGCTAAAACAGGCAGACTTGGAAAGATTGTTCATCACAATTGAGCAGGGCAGGAATATCTCAGAGCTATACACCGTGTATAGCGGCAAGATGACCGGCGCCCGAATCTACCAGACAGACCCTTGGTCGTGGCAGGTGACATTTGATTTTCCTACGCCGGCCATGATTACAGAAAGTGAGCGGGATGCCATGCTGCCGATACTGCAGATGGAAGTCCGGGATGCTGAAGGGAATCAAATAAAGACTCGGCTATCTAAGGCCGGTGATTGGTCTTGGTGTAGTATCGTTGCCGCGCCTCTAACCAAGGAGCTTGTCTATCACAGCGGAATCAAAGAAGATCTATTCAAAGGAATGCCAACGCAGCAGTATAAGGTAACCGGCTTCTTGCAGTCACTGGTAAAAGGCTCTCATGCAACGGGGCAGATCCGCTGGCCGGAAGGGGTAAATTCACATAGCGTAATTGGCGTATCAGTTTCAATCTGGGGCGAAGGCGTACCAGATCCTGCGGTAAGAACGACTGAGCGCAAGGAGCTGTCAACGTGGAATGCGGTGGGCGCACAAACTGAATTTATTCCCGGAATTGCTAAGACGGGAATGCCATGGATTGCAATTATCACGGTCGATAATACTTGGACTGAGTAAATAAAAACCGCCTCAATCAGGCGGTTTTTCTTTATGTCCGTCAATAGCCCGTCTCACCCCCTCGCTAACATTGCCCTCGCCAATCCGCCTAGCCTTTCTTGCTTGCCTGCCGGTCAGTCTTGCCTGATAAGTAGCCATAGCTGAATCCCCGTCTATTGGCTTGCGTCCTGCCCCATCTCTCTTTCCTCCTCGCATTGATTCCGCACCCTATATTCGAATCGTTTGATTTTGCATTGCATTACCCGCTTCATAATTTTACCTGCTGAATGTTCAGCAACTCAAGTGAGGCGTGGCGATGTTCGAGCCAAATTTAACGCTTTCAGATCATGAAAACCGGTCGGCAGAACGGGCGGAAGAGGTCAAAAGCGAGATTAAGCACGTCGGTCATAAGATCGAAAAATTAAATATTTTCAAAAAAAAGGAAGGTGGTTCGATGGATGCAATTATTCCGGCACTGTTGGCTGGTGGCAATCAAGGCGGCGGCATGGGTACTGGCCTTGGGGCCGGGTTATTGGGCGGTGTATTGGGCGGCGCATTGCTGGGCGGGAATGGCTTAGGCGTTAACCGTGCAGCTGCGGTAGCTGGCGCAGAAGGATTCGTTACCCCTGCAAATCTGACCGCGGCCCTTGCTGGTGTAACTGATACTCTGCAAAACACAACCGTCATTCAGACTCTTGGCGATATCAAAGCTTCGGTTCCGCTGGCAGAAGGCCAGGTTCAACTTGCACTGGCCGGCGTACAGTCCGATTTGACTACTCAGGCAAACATCAATCAAACTGCGATTGTTGCCGGTCAAGCAATCCTGAACAAAAATATAAGCGACTCGATTGCCACTGCACTTGCCGGCCAAAGCTCGATCAAGGAAAGCATTGCTGCATACGGCGTTGCCAACTTGACCGCCACTAAGGACGCTCAATACGCCATCGTTACTGCAGTCAATGCAGACGGCGAGAAGACCCGCGCCCTGATCACCTCGAATGAAATTTCCAATTTACAGCGTCAGTTAACAGTGAGCGAGTCCCGCGCATTGGAAGACCGCCTGACCGCTCGTAATCGTGAAGTTGAAATCAATGTGACCAGCACCAATACAAACACAGCCCAAGCCATCCAAGCGCAAAATCAGGCGCAGGCCCAGTCTCAGGCCATCATCCAGCTGGCCGCACTGGTGCAGAACCTGTCCGGCGACATCCAGACGGTGAAGCAAGGGCAGGTAATTTTCAATAGCGGCTCTATGCGCGACTCGGGTAGCCAGTCCGCTGCAAATACCAAGGTCGGTTAAATGCTGGCCGCGCTACTTACGCAGATTATCGGCGATCAGCTTAATGAAGTGGATCAAGAATTTGTTAGCGAAAATCTGGACAAAATTCTTGAATTTCTCAAAAGCGATAATGGTGGTGAAATAATTCGCCTAGCCGTATCTGAAATGAGACAGTTTGTAGCGAAGTAAGAAGCGCCCCGGCCTTATGAGGGCCGGGGCGTTTTGTTATATAATGGACCCAGCCAATTGTGGCTTATGAGGTTACGCAATGAATGAAATTATCATCTCCCAGATTCAGAAAGAACTTCGCACCGACTCCCGCCAGCTTGCTCCGTTCCTAGATCATCGCCACAGAACAATTCTCGAAAGCATCGACAAGTATTCTGAAGAGCTAAAGCAGCTTGGGCAGCTTCCGTTTGAAACGGAAGCAAGATTGCCGGGTACTCATGGCGGTGGTGACGTTAGATATTCTCTGCTCAATGAAGATCAGTGTTTTTTCCTACTTACCCTCATGCGAAACAATGCGCGCGTAGTAGCTTGCAAGCTGGCACTGGTTAAGTCATTTTCTAGTGCGCGCAAACAATTGGCATCACGCGATCTTGCGCGCATCAATGGAAAGCAAGTGAGACTGGAAGAGACGGATGCAATCAAGGAGCTAAAGGACTACGCGGAAGCTGCAGGCAGTCAGAACGCAAGCAAGCTTTACATTGCATACAGTAAGTTAGCAAACAGCATATGCGGCGTTAATGCTGGCGAGCGCGACCAGATGGATGCGCGCCAATTGTCCGTCATGGCATCGGTTGAATTATTAATTAAGCTGGCTATTCAGGATGGCATCAAAGCCGGTATGGATTATCATGAAATATACCAGGTGGCAAAATTTAGATGCAGTACGCTTAGTGGGTTGATTGATTCTCTGCCGGAAAATGGCAAAGGTATCGGCTCGCGTGTTGAAGGTTAAGGCTGGCGGCTTCTATGAGCAGTTATCCAGTACCGCGCTGCTGATTGAGTCCAGCAATTCAGCAGTGCGCCTGCAGACTGATTCCGGCTCGATTACTGCGGCAACGCTGGTGGTGATCGTTAGCGGTACGCCTGAACTGTAATGAAAAAGCCCCGCTGAGTGCGGGGCTTGTTTTACATCAACAACGCCGCTGCCGTCGATACTCCTAGCCCAGCGCCCAGCACATCACCGGTCAAGTCTTTGTAACTGAGTCCTGACCCAGATTCGGTTGTGGCATCCTTCAACTCCTTGGCAATTCCCACCAGCATAGATGCCGCAAATCCGCATAAGGCCGGACTTTCCCAGTGAAGTGACCGAGCCAGTACGGCAGCAAAAAATGCCATTGATGCGCTAAATGCAAAGTGTAGAACCTTATCTTCCCCGTTCCACTTGTCGAATTCTGGTGATGATAGTTTGAATTTCATTTTGACGACTCTTTTAAGGAAAATCTAGGAGAGAAACCGCCAAGTAACTTTCCTGTATTTCTGTCGATGTGCCGACCGATACCAGAAACATCATGCATTAGGTTAAAATTATCTGCCTCCAGCATGTCATCCAAACGCAACGGATTGCCATTCAAGTGGCAGGCAGTAATGTCCATCTCGATACCCTCTATGGCATCTTTCTTTGATGAGTAATCGGCGGACATAATACCAACAACACGCAACGCAATTTTTTCAATTACATCACATTCTTTTTTTGTTGTATTCCATTTAATTAGACTCATTTTTAATCCCCTTGCTTTATGTTTATCGGTTGATTCGTTCACTCTATATTATCGTGCCGCGCCCGTCAACAATAGCAATGATACAATGGTGAAAATATATCAGGCGCTACCCATGGACATTACCTCAGCAATCATCGTTAGCTTCCGAAATGCCAAGCAGCCGTTCAGCAGCACAATCACTTATCCAGATGCGATGGTTAAGGAGTCATTATGTGAGGCTGATGCGGAGACTGGTGGCAAGGGCTGGGGCGGCTACCAAGATGAATGCGAGAACTTCAAACAGCGCGGCATGTTCTTGTACGCCTGCCACTATCTGGCCGTGCTGTATCCGAACGGTGCAGCGGGAGGCATGTCAGCCGGCACAAAGGGCATTGTGGCCAGTAAAGGCGTGGGCGATGAATCAGTAAGCATGTTTACCGGGTCGTATGGCAAGTTACGCGCTGGGGATGAATGGCTGGCTGCTAGCGTATTCGGTCAGCAATGGTTACGCCTGCGACGTCGCGCTGGCATGGGTGCGCGTGCCGTATGAGCATTAAGGTGATTGGCTTCCAGACAATGCAGGCGGAGCTTAAAAAGGCGCTGTCTGCGTTCGTCGGGCAAAATAAAGCTGTGACTATTGGCATTCACGAAGAAGCCGGCGACGTCGAGGGTGGCGATATGACCATGGCTAAGCTGGGCGCTATTCAGGAGTACGGGGCCAGCATCGACCATCCGGGAGGTACATCATACGGATACGCCACGGCAGCAGCAGCCAATAAGGGAAAGGTTCGTTTTCTGAAGACGGGCGCTGGGTACATGCAGCTCGGCGTGACCAGTGCGCACAAGATCACCATCCCGGCGCGACCATGGTTAAAGCCGGGCGTAGAGTCTGGAACGCAAGAGTACCTAGCCATCGTGCAAAGTAAAATTGCGGTCGGCGCTAATATTGATGCAGTGCTTGAGGAAATCGGCGTAACGGCTGCGGGCATCGTTCAAAAATACATGACTGATTTGAAGTCTCCGCCCAATGCGAAAAGTACGATTCGGCAGAAGGGCAGTTCAAACCCGCTGATCGACTCAGGCGCGCTGCGTCAATCAGTCACCTACGCTTTGCAGAAAGAACGCCCAACGGAGGGATTGGAATAATGAAAAATCTTACTTTAGAAAAAAAAGTTTATGGCGGAATGACGGCAACGGTAACGATTAAATATCCAACCATATTTAAGATTATTAATTATCCGTTGATAGCCATTGGCTTCCCTGGCTATGTTCCGGCATGGATGCTAGAAGTGACTATTAAATAATGGCCGGCCTATTAGATATGAGCGGCACGATTGACGACACGTTTCAGTCAATCCCCGCGACACGCACGGCCATGACTGGTGGCGATTACGTTGACGGCATTTGGGTGGATGGCGCTACCACCACAGAAGCGCACAAAGTCACTATTCAATCGGCAAGCGACCGCGAGATTGATTTCTTATCTCAAGGTGGCGAGCGGATCTTAGACTTGCGCCGGATCTATGTGAATGATGGTGACCTATACAAAATCAGCTCAGCGGATATCTGGACATTTGACGGCCAAAAATGGAAATCAATCAGCCTTGATAATCGTCCTTGGCGCAATTACTGCAAGATTTTTGTCAGCAGACTGGACGTGCAGCCATGACGGATAAAGAGCTGTTCAATGTGTTGCGGCCCATTGTCATGAGTGTGACGGGAGTGCCTGAGTGCATTCTTGCTGATCCGAACAAGCCTGCGCCGTTGGGTGTATATGCCAGCATCCGCCCGCGCCAGTCATTGCGTGAGCGTGGTCAGGCCAATATCTACCGCGCCAATACCGCATTAGTCCCGTCACCAATTGGCCCTGTCAATGATCTGCAGGTAGATGTACGCGCCCAGATCATGTGCGACGTGAGTATCCAATTTTACCGTGGCGAGGCAATGGCCATGGCTGAATCGCTCAAGCAGTGCAATAAGCGACCATCAGTCAGCGCGGCATTGTTTAAGAGCAAAATAGGCTGGAATGGCACGAGCTCGGTCAACAATCTTACGTCGCTGCAGTCGAACAACTGGGAGCAACGCAGTGAGATCACTGTTACGCTAATGTACGAAACCAGCAGCAAAGAAACCATGAACGCAATCTACTCGGCGCAAGTTATCGTGCAGAATGAGAAAGCTGATACAATTACGCAATTTACAATCGGGGTTTAATTATGTCGTACGACGTAAATTCCATAATCCAAGTCACTACGGCAATTAGCCCCCAAGGCTTGGGATTCGCTAACTTTGCTGCTGCGGTGCATTTTGCGCCGGAAACAGAATTGCCGGTCGGCTTCCTGAAAGACACATACCGCGTCTACAATTCCATGAAGGCGCTGTCTGTAGACTTCCCGTCCACGACCGAAACGTATAAGGCCATGAATCGCTGGCTTGGTGGCATTCCAGCCACTCGCAGCGTCACCGTTTGGGGTGCTGCTACTGCTGACGCAACAATCACAACAACACTGGACAAGGCGAACAACCAGCTTTGGTGGTACTGGTCGTTCTTTACTGCACCAGTTTATGCCGACGCGTCAAAAGTAAATCTGATTGCTCAGTGGTCAAATACCAACGAGCGATTCTTTATGGACTGCCAGACCGGTGCGGCCGCTACAGCAATCCGTGATCCGGCACTAAATACTGATATCGCCTCGGCACTGACTACCAGTGGTGTGCGCATGGCAAGCACCATGGCCCATGCCACTGACCCTTACGCCGGCATCGCGCTATGTAAGTGGTTTGCTGCGGTAAATTACTCGGCAGCAAAATCAACAATTACCGCTGAGTTTAAAAAGTTGTCTGGCGTGGCATCGGAAGACTTGACCGATACCGCCTATGCTGCCATGACCAAGCCAACCAAGAAATGTATGTTCTATACTGTCGTAGACCTACAAGGATCTGTTGACAATGGGCGTGTTATTAACTCGTGGACGCACAGCTCATACGGCGAATATATGGACGATGTTGTCAATCTGTCCGCGTTCGTGAATTACCTGAAAGTGTCGCTATATAATGCGCTGGCTAATCAGACGACAAAGCTAGGCCAAGATCCTATCGGGCAGTCTGTACTGATCGGTGCAGCCCGTGCGGTGTGCGAGCAATATATCCGCAATGACTACCTTGGCCCGCGCAACTATACCGATCCTGATGACGGCGTTTATAAATACACTGCCGGCTATGAGATTCTGACCAAACCAGAAGAAATTCTAAACTTGCTTGATGCAGACCGCGCGGCACGTAAAGCAGCTCCGTTGCGTATTCGTATTTTCCGCAAGGGTGCCATCCATCAAGTCGCTGTCGACGTCAGCGTTTACTAAGAGGTTTAATCATGGCTTTAAATAATTTTAGTACCGACCTCTTTGTCGTCGTGGTAAATGGCAGAACCATTGCAGACTGGGGCGATACCGCAACGCCGTTCACTGACGACCCGATTGACCCGAAGACAACACTTCGTCGCGGACAAGGTGGCAATGCTGTGCGCCTGAATCGGATCAATCCCGGACGTAACGTAAAACTGTTTCTTAACCCTGGTTCGCCAGACAGTGCGTTCATGCAAGGCCTGATGAACAGTAACGCAAATATCACCATCAGCAAGACGCAGATTGGCACACTGGAAACCGCGATTGGCACGGAAGGCGTTATTGTTAATGATGCATCAAATGGCCGTGGCGGCTCTACGATTACTGACGACCAGTACATCATGGAATTCAATGGCTGGACTGCAAGTAAGGGTGGAATTTAATGAGCATGATTAAAACAATCTGCGGCTACAACGTCACCCGAGCCAGTGCGGTGCAGCAGCGTAAACTGATGATGATCCTAGGATCTCACCTGGCTTATGTATCTGCCAAGTCTGGCGAGGTGATCGGCACCGCAATGCTAAAGGGTGCGTTGCTGGCTGTCGGCGAGGACAATATCAGTCAAATTTCTGATATCGTTTTGTGGAAGACGGTTAAGAGTGGCGGCAATGAGCGCGTTACTATCGAAAACTTTGATGACGGCATGAATGTCTATTTCACTTTACTGGCCGAAGCTATTGAGTGGAATCTTGGTGATTTTTTCGCGTGGCTCGACAAAGAAAACGTCGGGCCAAAACAGCAAAATCAGGAAGCCGTAGCTCTGTAGACTGGTTCCTTATGCAGCCATGTGTGGGTGTAGTTGGTGCCTGTCCACCACTCTGCACATGGTCGCAGCTTGAGGACGGAACCTATTCTATCGCTGATGTTGAAATGTTTAATCAGACGATTTTCGATCTGCTAGAGATGATGGAAGCAAATACCCCGGCATGAACCGGGGTATTTTTTATTCCCAACCAAATAAATACTGAGGCTCAGCCACTTCATCCAAGTAGTCTTTGATTGTCCCAGCTGGATTGCCGTCTTCGTCTTTCATTACTGCCGACAGTCTTGGTTCGATTATTTCATCTACTTCAAAATCATCCACCGTGCAATCACCGCATGTGCCAACATAAATGTTCAGTGCTTGATCTGCTGAGTATGCGGCGACAATATCAAACTCACCGACTTGATATGCTTTAAGCGTCATCTTATTCCCCTTTAAATTAATCAATTACTTCTTAGTCAAGCAATAACCCAGCGGATTAAGCCGGGCCGAAATCAAGTCACGCAGACGGATCTGTTCCATCGTGTTGCGTTTCGCCATATCGGCCAGTGTGTCCATTTGTGCGATTAGCTGTTCGATGGTTTGGTGCTGCTCTGGCTGAGCTGGCTGTATCTGCGTGGCTTGCTTATTAAGCAGATAATACGCCTCAACAAAATCAGATGCAGTTATCGGGTCGTAATTAACGTCAAGTTCAATTTTAATATTCGCCAAAAACCAGCTGGTTCCTTTGTATGAATTTCCTTCATATCCAATCGCCCATTTTCCGTCGGGCCCTACGCCTATCGAATTGCATCCATTTGGTATAGCGTCAGGAGTAAGCCCAGAATCTAGCAATAGTTTAATTAAGCTCATTTCTTGCACGCCCAATAGTTAGTTGTATCGTTACTCGGAAGCGGAACACAATCCGCGAAAGGATCTGGGCGCGGCTGCGTCATGTCGATAAACAAACAGTACGCAAATGCTGCCAGCGCGATTGTGAAGATGGTCATCCATGCGGCTACTTTCATTTTTTAATCATCACGGAAATTGCCAAAACTAAAGACGTAAAGCACAGTGCGATTAATGAAAACGCAATCCCACCCCACAATGGAGAAGTAACAATCCACCACGACCATGAGATAATGCCTACCAGTTTAAGAACCAAAAATACAATGAATAAACATGTAAAAAAATTCATATCAATAACCCTTGCTGTCTGCTGCGTTTCGATAACTTCATGCTACGTTACTGTGCCGCGTCCGTCAACTATCATCATGATAGAATGTAGAAAATATTTTAGGCGCTACCATGTCAAACGTGCTTACAAGCTTCCTTGTCGGGATTGGGCTTGATACGACGGAGTTCAACAAGGGGTCGAAAGAAGTTTCGTCCGGCCTTGACTCGATCAAATCCAAGGCGCTTGGACTGGGGTCTGTTGCTGCCGGTGCATTTGGACTGGCAAAGCTGGCTGGTGATTTCGCCGGGGCCACGGACAATCTTGGCAAGTTCGGGCAGACGTTCGGACTGGCTGCTACCGACGTAGCCGGATTTGGTCGCGCAATCCAAATGAGCGGAGGTGACTTCGACAGCGCCATGAATCAGCTTGAGCAGATCGAGAAATGGCGGGCAGCATTTAAGGTCGGTGATACGTCATGGTTCCAAGCTGCCGGCATGGCTGGCGTAGACTATAACGCCATCATCACATCAAGCGATGCACTGCAGGCGCTATTGGCTCAGGCCGATAAGTTCAAGGCGGCAAGTCCACAGATGCGGATTAACATGATGAACGCGCTAGGCATTGATCCTGCTACGCTGCGCCTATTATCACAAGGACGCGCCGGAGCTACTGAGCTAATAGAAAAGTACAAGGCTATGAGGCCGGTCACCGAAGACGCAACCAAAGCGTCAGCAGAATACAACAAGCAGCTGCTTGACCTTAAAACGAACATGGGCGCGTTGACGGATCAGCTTGCCATGAAAGTATTACCCCTACTGAACAAGCTGTTGGACATTGCAAATTCTACCCCTGACATAGCGGCAAAGAAATTTTCCAAAGAATTCCTTCTTGATGCTGCGGGCCGTCAGGTAGCGGGCCAGCGTTCGGCACCATTAAGTGCGGAAGAAATGGCAAAGGGAATGAGCAAAACCGGAGATAAGACCCTTGGCGTTCGTCTGTATGAATGGCTTACTCTACCACCAGGAAAGGGTGGCGTAGACTTATCCGGTGGTCAGCGCCCACTCTCTCCTAGTGGCGTCCCTATACTGCCGCGTGGTGCGGCCCCATATTCTCCAGACATGCCAACTGGCCCTGCCATGCTGCCATTATCGCCGTCTGCAGCTAATCGGGTGGCAACAGAAGCGGCGACACAAGCCAGAACAACGCAAACGCAAGCGCAGCCGCCAATCATCGTACATACTCACCTAAACCTTGATGGCCGCGAGATTGATAACCGCATTGTCGAAGTAAACCAGCGCGGTCACCGGTCAACACTTGACGACGTACGCAGCACAACGAGCCGCTAATGAGCATAGTCAGCATTTTTACTAAAAACGCTCCTACACTGGCCGGCATGGAATTCGATGCGGTGCTGGAGGATACGCTTGAGATGACGGCCACTATTACTGACTACACTATTGAGTCAGGGGTTAGGCCGACGGATCACCGTATCATTAATCCAATCAAGTGGACGCTAACAGGGGCAATTAGCAATACGCCAATAGGCCCATCGCCCACCGATTTTATTGGAGGCGCATTATCCAATATAGACAGCAGTGGCGTACTTAGCGCGTTGGCCGGTCTATCTGCGGGCTTTCTTGCTGGATCAGATCAGACACGGGCCAGCTCTGCGCTTAGTCAGTTAATGATAATTATGAGCCAGAAAGAGACGTTCGATATTGATGCCGGCGATATTCAATTAAAGAACA